CGAAGGGGTGATTTTGGTGATTTTAAGATACGTTTCTTTTCTACGATACGCTGCAATACTTCTTCGCTCATAATTCTTCCTCATTATGTTTTTAGAGGTATAACAAAATTTCGTTATACAAATTGTTGAAATACATAACAGCTCCTAATTTTCTGATATATATTCAGCGTGTTTTTCACAAATCCTTAATTGTTCTATGGCAGTACTATTGTAAAACTCTAATTGAGAAGAGTGAATCATTTGTTCAATATTAGGGGCAATATGTGAATATGAAATCCCGGCAAAGCTTTTCAATAGTGCTTCAAAAATTACTTTTGCACCAGAACAAGGAACAGCCATCCCAATTTGTTTTCGGACACTTTCCTTTGAACCACAAAAAATGAAATCATCCGGAAAAGTTTGCAATCTAGCACGCTCTCTATTTGTTAATGCTCTATTTTCCGCCCAATGATACATATGAGTACCGCCTCCGCCACTGCCGGTTACTGTATAAGCAGGTTTATTGGGATCAAGTCTCTTATATATCTGACTTATCTTCGCACCGCGAACATTCAATTGTAAATGGTCCGGGATATTTGCTGTAAAGGCATTTTCTCCAGGCTTAATATAACGCAACCTTTCAACAACAGTTTTTGATTGTTTAGTGAGTTCATTGTTGGGTGCATTTTTTTCTATTGGTGGTTTTTCTATTGCTGTTTTGCAGGAAATATCACATTTTCCGAATGGTATTGGAGAAGGTATTTTGAAAATAACGTCTAAGTCTTTTCTTATTCCTATAATTATTATTCTTTGTCTTGCCTGCGGCACACCATATTTATCAAAACTGTATAAATGTGGATATATTGAATAGCCGGAATCAAATAAGTCCTTTAGAATTTTTGCAAAGACTTTTCCGTCGTTTGAATTACGTAACCCCCCGACATTTTCAGCTAAAAAAAATTGGGGCTTAAATAACTGTATTGCTTTTATCCCATACGCATATAATGGGCCATATGTTCCATTAATTCCTTTTTGTTCACCAACAACGCTGAAATCATTACATGGGAAGCCAAATGAGAAGCCATCTATGTCCGAAATATTTTTTAATTTGTTAAAATCTAACTGTCTGATATCCTCACATAGAACTGATTCTGGAGTTTCTGGGCAGATATTCTTTCTATATGTTTCGCAACTATCATGGTCATAATCTGTAGCCCACGCATGTTTAATTGCATAGTTTGCCTTCTTTAGTTTAACATTTGCCATTTTTGCCCCTAAGGCTAAGCCGCCTGGCCCACAAAAAAATTCCCCCAACCTAAATGTATTCGTTGAATTATTTTTCATAATTGTTGCCTTTTATACTTAAGAAAAAATTACTTCTTTTCTCTGCGATTTTCATGATTTCGCTTCGATCCATTTCCTGGGGGTATTTATAATAAGAGTCATCTGCCAATTCTTTAATAATATCATTTAATACCGAAATTGGGTCATTAATAATTTCACATTCCCATACTACAATAATATTCCATCCCAATTCCTGAATCTTTTTTCTAATTTCAATATCTCTTGATACATTTTTGTAAAACTTTTTCTGCCAATATTCAATATTTGTTTTTGGAGTTGTTGCTTTAGAACAATTCGGGTGCCTATGCCAGAAACAGCCGTGTACAAAAATTGCGGTTTTATATTTTGGCAAAACAATATCTGGAGAGCCTGGCAGTTTACTATAGTTCAGCCTGAATCTAAAACCAGAACGATGTAAAAGCGATCTAATAATTAGTTCTGGTTTGGTATGTTTGCTATGTATTCGCCTCATGTTCCAAGAGCGATGTTTTTTTGTTAAATGATCGGCCATGATAAATTTTTTTTGTCCATTGTAAGTTGCACCGAACAATTAGCTGAACCGCGCGGTGGTTTGCGTCGGCTCAAGCGCCTTGTTATCTTTTTCCTCATCCTTGTGTTTCCAATAATGTTTTGCCGCATTTCCCCATGACGCATGAACTGTTTGACCGCAGTATGAGCATAACCATAAGCTCCCCGCTCCTACTCCTGGAGTGCCTCCAATAAAACTGAAAAACTTTCTATACTCCCAATCCGGCATATTTTTTATTCTCCCCAACGACTAGGGTAACCTGTCTTATGCGTTAAATATCCCGAAGTCTCTTTCCGATCATCGCAGCAACTTCATGAATTATTGACAGGGCATCCGATGCGATTTCTATTGCCATTTCATCTTTCAATTCCGGCCCAGTGATTGAATAGAGCATAGAGGCGAAATCCTGCAATTGTTCTTTGTCGGGCCTGAGAGCCTCCTGGCGCACCTTTTCTTTTTTCTCGGCCTCTGCCCTATCTTTTGCTTCTTGCGCCTCAGCTTTTGCCTCCTGCTCGGCATTTACCTTTGCCTGTCGCTCAAACTCCTCCCGATCCCTTCTTTCTTGCTCGGCCTTCTTTTCTGCTTCTAGGGCAGAGCGTTCTGCTTCGATCTTGGCCCTCTCCTCCGCCAGTATTCTGTTTTGCTCATCCTGGATGGCTTTCAGCCGGGCAGCCTCGCCTTCCTGTGAGACCCTTATCTTTTCTAGGCGTTCGGCCTCGGCCTTCCTGGCAGCCTCCTCGGCGGCAAGCCGGTCTCCTGCTCGCTTGGCTTCGCTCAATCGTTCTTCATACTCGGCATCGGTGAAAGCGGCTATGTCGAACAAGGAAACGATGGCGCCATAGGATTGAAGCTCTTCAACTCGGACCCGAACTTTTGCCTGTTCCCGCTCCTCTTCTTCGGCTTTTCGCTTGGCTTCAATCGCTTCCCATTCGGTTAAGGGGGCTCTGACAGTTTTTTTAAGCGTATCAAGGAAATCACGCGCTCGTTTCCGGCCGGCATCAACCTTTTTTGCTTTTGCCTTCCAATCGGCTACCATTAGTTTTCCAATGTTATCTATCAGCGTTTTCGAACGGGCCACACGATTAGCCAGAGAAGCAATTTCCTTGCGCCCCTTCTCGGTTTCAACACTAGTGACAACAGCCAGCGCCTTCGTCTCGATATCAGTCAACACACTTTCCATCCCGCCGTCGTTCTGAAACAATTCCACAGGGTTCAATTTCTCCACTACAATCAGTTCATCTTCCATGGCTTGCTCCTTTCTTTTGTTCGATTAATTCTATTCCTTCATTTTGTTTTCTCAAACTTGGTATCACACAAAGTCGTTTCCCTGAGGTCCGCTCCCCCGAGATTCGCTCCCCTGAGGTCCGCTTTCCTTATCTCAACTGCTTCTCTCAGCGTTTTGGCCTCGACTTTAATCGATTTTAATCCAAATCTTTTCTTTATTTCCATAAGTGGTGTTTCAACGACGATAGCAAAGTAATCCATTATTACCCTCTCTTCTTCATTGCTTCCAATTTTAGTTCAACCTCCCTTGCGTACTTCAACAGGAGGCTTTCCGTAACCAGTTGTCCATTCTTTCTATCCCCGCAAAAAAAAAACGGGAGTTTTCCATAGCGCACTGAGAACGCTATCAACGATTGTAACGCGGCATTAGGGTGCATTTTCGATGTGTAACGTCCATAAATAATATCAGAAAGTGGTGCTTCAACGACGACAGCAAAGTAATCCATCGACAAACTGCGCTGAAGTTCCGCCTCAAACCGTTCCCGGCCAACCAATTTCTTTCCGGTTTTCTTTTTTTCCGATTGTTCAATGAGGCATCCGATTAAATCGTTCAGGGTTTTTCTTTCGATGGAAATTAGATGCTCCGCACCATCGATGCTATAATCTCCGGTTGCCAGGTGGCGCACTTCGGATGGTGTCTGAAATTCGTAAGCCAGGCCGTGCGCTACTTCATTTGAACTGATGATTATTTTCATTTTTTATCAAGGTCCACCCGCCTCCTTAACCTTCCTGATTACCACAGCAAGCTCGCCAAGAAACTTGTCGGCACCTTCTTCCAGTTCCTTGATAAGTTTTTCGTCGCGTCCTCGTTTGATAATCAAAATAGGATTCGCGGTTATCAACGGGCAGTAATCGACGAAATCAACGAATTCCGCCTGGCAGACATGCAAGCCCCACTGACACTGCCGCCGATATTCAGCCGGGATCTCGTTATGAATTATGGTTTCGATATGCACGCTCGGAATCGTGCATTTGATTTCCAGGATGCCGTTTGGTGCAATCAAGCCGTCTGGGCTGAAGTGTTTATGGTCTGAATCTTTAATGAGACCTATCTGTTCAACCTGATTTCCGGTAACAAGCTCGTAAAGTAGCTTAGCCTCTGGCTCCTGCTCAAGCCCGCGTTCCATATGGGCATTCGAATAGCTTTCATATTTTTTGCCTGATAGGATTTCACCGGCAAGCCGATACAGCAGATTCTTTCTCGTCTTACCCTGGCCACCTGGTACAACCGAGGCAATTGAAGAACCGCCTATCGATCCCAAACGGGCCTGAAACCACTTTTCACTGCCCTGTTCGTAGTTCAGGATTTCCATAGTTACTCTTCCCCCTTATTCATCATCTTCGCCAGGCTCACGCTCGGAAGGCTTCTTGACCTGCTTCCCCTTGGCCCTCTGAAGCGCAGCAACCGCCTTTTTATAATCCTTCACAAAGATGGTTTCGCATGATTCGGCACCCATATAGGTTAAAAAAGCAGATTCATCCACATCCTTGGCGTTAATCAAGTCGGTAATTATAGAGAGTTGCTTTTCGTCAATATATTGAACACCGGCGGAGTTTCCGTTGTCATCTCCCGCGCTTGCTTCCGATCCAGCTACCCCGAGGATTGATTCGGCTGTTGCCGATCGAAGGTATGTGAGTGTTGATTTTAAGTCTTGAAGGGCATTGCGCGCCGGCGCGCCGCTAACCTTTCCGATTGCAGCCAGATCGATTGGCCCTGTCATGCTAATTGACTCAGTATGCCCCATATCATGGCTCAATCGACATTCTACTGTCATGGTTTTATCGGTTTGTTGCGGAGGAAGGTGCGACAAGTCTAACCCATGTTTTCCCAGGATCGGGTTGTAAGTATCCAATAAATTCCCAAGCGATGTATAATACGATTTGAACTGTCGATTATAGCGATCCTTTTTCACTGGTGGAGCCTCGGCCTTAAATGCGGCCTTGGCTTTAAAAAACGCTTTTCGAGCCTCTTTTTTTTCATGCCTATCCTGCAAGTCCATCATCTTTTCGATGAATTCAGTGCCATATTTTTTATTCATCGCCATTAAGACGATAGCATTCGGTGAGTCATACGGGACTACCATCCGCTCCTCTTCCTTGAATTCGGGTCGATGGTCCTCCACACGAAATTCTTCTTTTTCGTTTTCTTCTTTCATGATACCTCCTTTTTTTCCATTTCTGCTTTGAATTCCAATAATTGTTTCCGAAAACACTCCTCCGGTGTATTTCCATCAGCCGGGATATTCCAGAATTAATGGATACATATTTCCTTTGGATTTATTCAACACGCAAATTACGATTGATACTAAGAAAATTAATAGGCACATAAAAACGAATATTTGAGTTGTCTCTTCTACTGTAAACATATCACATCTCCTTTATCTTGATAACGTCTGAGTTAAGCGGCGGCGCTGTTTGCCGTCCGCTGGAACGATTTGTTATGCTTTGTGGTTTTGATTTTTTTGTTCTTTGACAACTGAATAGCTCAATAGGGCTATTCAAAAATTACCGTTGATTTTTCGTATAGATACGGCAAGCAATTTTGTCACATGCAGAATTTCGTCTGGTGTCATTCAAAGAGTCCTTTTTGTTTTTGTGGGTCATAGTTCGTCCATAACACCTCCTGCCGGGTGCCCTTGGTTGAATGAATGGTTTTGTCTAATCCCAGCGTTTTGAACCAT